GACAATGGCATCGCCGCCGCGATGTCCGCGCATGGGAGTGTCCAATGACCGCCGACGAAATCCGCGCCAAGATTAACGAGATCGACGGAGAAGAACTCGGACAAGATCGCATATGGTGCGTTGCGCTACTCGAAATCGCCGCGCAACTCGCCGAACTGAATGACCAACTCAGGTCTGTGACTCTCAAAAAAGAGTTAACGGAATTCGTTGAGGCTTTTCGTTTTGCGCGCCTACTGCTGGGACAAGACGAGGGAAAGAAGCAATGAGCGAGCCCACCTACACCATCACTCTCACCGAATCCGAGCGCACTGCCATGGCAGCCGCGCTTGGCACGTTCGTGAGCAAGTTGACGAATTGTCGCGTGCAACTCGAAGCGCCCACAGGTGGCACCCATACCGCCCGTGCGCTTCTTTCGCCGTCGACAGCGCCCCCGGCGGCCGCGCCTGCTGCATCCCCCATCGAGCAGCGCGACCGCTGGGCCAGGGACAGGAAGGGCAACGAAGTGCCATGGCCCGCCGGATGCGCTGAGCGCGAGGTTGCCATCTGGAAAACCCAGCAGTACCCGAAATATCTGAAAGTCACATGGGCAGCAGCCGGGCCGAATGCCAACGGATTCATTGACGCCAACTGCTTCGACGAAAAGCTCTGGCCATGGCTCATCAAGCAATCCGGGCAACTGACCACGCTCTATGTGGTGCCAGCGAAGGAAGGCAAATATCTGAACGTCGTAGGGGTGCGCGCGTGATTGAGCGCGCCGGAAAAATCGCCTTCATTCTCGCGCTGGGATTCATCACCGGAGCGTTCTGCTTTGTCCTGTGGGCTGTCCTTGAGCATGGAGTGCAGTGAGTTTCGCGCTACATAGCGTCCTCTGTCCGAAGTGCGGATATACGCATGATGCTGCTGCCGTGCGCGAATGGGCTAAACAAACCGGAAAGTGCGCGAGGTGCAGCACGACATTACCGGACTACGCGCCGCCGCAGCCACAGGAAAATAGTTTTACGCAACGCAGACTCGACGTAACACCCGAGCCGAGACCGATAGAAATCAAACCGCCGAGCCCGAAGAAGTACGGCGATTGGCGCGACGACTACCCCAATCTTTTTCCACCGGAGGAGATACCGTGACTCGTCTGCTTTTGGAGTTGGAAATCGAAGCCCTCGAGCTGGAATTTCTCGCCACGCGCATCGTGCAGCTGGGCGGAGCACGACCACCACAGCCCATCGTGCAGATCCTCGACGCACCGCCAGACCCGGAAGAGGATCCGGACTGGGACGAACTGACCGCGCGCGGAGAAACCATCATCGAGCGAACCACGCGCGTGCTCGCAAGGATGGGGCTGTAGATTTCCGAATTTTCCGCAAGGAAAACTCGGCTTGTGAATTTCGAAATTCTCGATTTTAGGGGCGCATCCACAATGAACTCACACACACAGCGGCAGTGGGAAGGAAAATTTTTCAGGTGCGGCATGCGCTGCTACTACTGCTACAAACCTCTCGTGCTCAAAGCCACCGCAAATCAGGAAGAGGCCACAAAGGAGCATTTGATGCCTGTTTCGCGCGGTGGAGCGGACACCATCGACAACATCGTTCCCGCGTGCTGGGAGTGCAATCGCCGCAAAGGAAATATGACGGAGGAAGAATTCCGCAGAACGTTTTCCAAAGCATTCGAGTTATTACGAGGTGTCCCACTCGTGGAAGGTTCTGTGTCCGCTCTCGAGTTGCGCAACGAGCCGAACCTGTTGAAACGGTTGAAAAGTGAGCGCGACGGAAATGTTTCGTGGATGTGGAGGAATCCGGCATGACCGACCGACTCCTCACCACTCGCGAAGTCTGCCGACGCTTGGGAATCTCCATCAGGACGCTGCAGGTCTTGCGTAGTAACCGCAAGATTGCCTATCTCCGTTTCGGGCACCGCTCGATCCGCTTCCGCGAGCAAGCTATCGAAGAATTCCTGCAGCGCCGGGAGAAAGCCGTGAATTTCGCCGGACAGACACAGAAGACACAGACAGTGCAGCAAGCGGATGAGGACCGCAAAGTGCATCTCGCTCAGGCGCACGGCTGTAGAACAAGTGGGCCCATAGCGCCCAAGGAGAAGCAATGAGCCGTCCCAAAACCCCCGTCCCACTCGTCGACAAGATCACCCAGGCCTTCAAAGCCGTGGGCAAACTGCAGCGCGCCGGCACCAACACCAAGCGCCACTACAAGTGGACCCGTGCCACCGACGTATTCGAAGCCGTGCGCCTCGAATTCTTTAACCGCGGAGTGCTGGTAATCCACGACGAAGGCACGCCGGAATATGTCGCCGTCGCGCAATCGAACGGCGGCGAACAGATCACCGAATGCCGCCTGCCCGTAAAGTACTCATTCAAAGACGCAACCAGCGAAATCGGACCTTTCACCGTGCACGGAGTTGGACGCGACATTGAGGATAAAAGTATTTATAAAGCCCAAACTGGCGCGCAGAAAGCACTCCTGAAGCGCTTTGGACTCATGGCCGAAGAAGTGGACGACCCGGAATGGGATGGCAGCCAGGCACCCGCCGGTGAAACCTTGGACGACGCCGCGCCCATGCGCACCCCGCGGAAAGAGCAGCCACTCGCCGCCTACCAGATAGAGAACATCCGCGAAGCCATGCAAAATACTGGCAAGACCGATGCCCAGTTATCGCAAGCCGTTGCCAGCATTGGGCATGCCGCGCAGCTCGAAGACACCAAAAAGAAGTACTTCAAGGAATTGTTTCGCTGGGCATCGGACGGCCGCGGAACCGTCGCGCCCCCAAAACCCCAGGCCGTCTCAGCCCAGCCAGCGCTCCCGCTGCGGGCGGCCCCGCCCGTGGAGATGCGCATCGGGAACCAGACCGTGGAGTTTCAGCCGAAGGATAAGCCGTACGCGATATGAGAATGATTGACCTCTTTGCCGGCCGGCTCGGATGGGTGAAAGCTTTTCTCGCCCGCAGATGGCAGTGCGTCGCCATCGATCTAGTTGCCCCGCCGGAAATTCCGGACGGCGTGCAGTTCGTTCGCGCGGATGTGCGAAATGTCACCGTCCACAATGGCGATTTTTGGGTGACCGACCTCGACGGAGTGACGCAGTGCTTAGGTCGCTTCGATTTTGGCTGTGGTTCTTCCCCGTGCGAAAAGTTCGCTGTCTTTGGCATGGCGATGTTTCATCCGGATCCGGAATACCCGTTCGAAGGCATTGAGCTATTCAACCATGCGCGCGCACTTTTTGAGCGCGCCGGCATTCTGTACGTTCTCGAGAATGTGCGCCCGGCGTGGAAATTCGTAGGCCCGGAGGCGAACCGCTGCGGACCTTATGCACTTTGGGGTAAAGGAGTGCCCCCCCTCATGCCGCAGGGGATAACGAAAGGGTTTGGCGCATGGAATCGCGAACAGATCCTGCAGACCGGCTCGAGCAAATCCAGGCGCCGGATTGAAACACAGAAGGCGAAGTCGGCCGTGATTCCGCCGGAATTGTCGCACTGCGTCGCGGAGTACGCCGAAAGACTTTTGAAGTAACGAGTTTCCGGGGGTGGGGCAGTTAGCCACTATTCAGGATTGCCGTTTTGATTTCTCGCGAAGCGATTGAAGCGGCACGGTGACACGGGCAACAAGCCCCACCCGGAAAGTATAAAGCCGATGAGTGAATTGATAGTGCTGCAAAAGCCGACGCAAGGCGAACCGTGCAACCGGTGCGGAGTGTGCTGCACCCGCGAATTGTGCGCCGTGGCCATGTCCATCTTCCGGCCCGGCGCCGGCGAGTGGTTTCCGCAGTCGCCGGATTGGTCCGGACCCTGCCCCGCGCTCGAGCCGGCCGAAGATGGCCAGACCAGCTGCGGAGTGTTCGCACATCCTGAGCGCTATCTCATCGCAGACCAGGACACGATCGCCGCGCGCTTGACCATCGGCCGCGGATGCCTTGCACCAGACTGGAAAGGCCTATGAGCACAGGCAAGCCACAGATGCACACCGAGGTGCTTTATCCGCTCGATCCGGAATTCGGCCAGCGCCACCGAATGCAGGAATTCCGCGATCCCGGCTACACCGGCCCGTGGTCCGGAGATCGCAAGTACCTCTACGACGAACGTTGCCCCAAGTGCACCTATAACGCCGGCATTGAGGAATCTGCGCAGTTGGTCGACGCCGCCGGATTGCCCATGCTCGCCGCCGAAATTCGAACGCTGCAATACCTATGAACATGAAATTCAAAGATCCGCGAAGCCGCATATTGTGGCGCACTGGACGAGTCCAACTCCGTGGCCAGGACAAGACCGACCTGCGCCGCGATGTCTACAACCGAGCAGGGGGACGCTGTGAAGAAATCCGAAACGGAAAACGCTGCAACCGATTCGCCGGATGGGATGGGCTCAAACACGGAGAGCTCAGCCACCGGGCTCACGGTGCGAAGCGTAACGACACAACAGACGATGTGCTCTGGAGCTGCCGCGAATGCCACCGCGAGCGCCACCCGGGCCCGCAGTTTGCCGCTCAGCGACGAAGAGCGCAAGAGGCTGTTTCGGATCGCGCGCGACCGGGGGAACCGCTTCATGGTTAGCGCTGTGGACGTCGATTTTTTGCTGGATGTGATTGTGAGGCTGAGCCGATGAGCGCTCCCTTGGTTGGCCCCGAAGACGAAAAAGGATTCCTGCTCACTCGTTTTTGGAGAAACGGTGTGCACTACGAAATTCACGACGGTAGCTTCTCAATCATTCGCCTAACTGAAGAACAGGCACGCTTTTTGGTTGAAGTACTCAAGGAAGATCTGAAGGTGCCAAAGCCGTGAACCTTCCCGCCCGTATAGCCGACTGGCCGAAAAAGTGGCGCGAACTCTACGAAGAGCGTGCCGCGCTGATCGAGTACCAAGCCAATCTTCTGCGCTCGACCGCCGAATTTCGCGCCGAAGTGGACACCCGCAGGCAAGCAGCGAACGAGAAACGAGAGGAGCGCACCGCATGAAAGGCCTAAAACTGCCAAAGCCGAAAGCGATCAATTTCGAACTCATCCCGCCCATGGACGGCATCCACGAGCCCGAGCCGTACAAGATCCTCCGCGAGATGCGCGACAAGTATCACCCGGATCTGAATAAAGCGCGCATTGCACTCGCATGGCGCAAAAAGTTAAAGCGCGACCAGGACGGACATCTGATTCTCGGAAGATGCGTCAAAGCCAGCGACCTACAGCGCGAACTCATCGACTGGGATTTTGTAATCCTTCTCAACCGCGAGGTGTGGCTCGATGATGCATTCACCCCTGAGAAGAAGCGCGCGCTCGTGGACCACGAGCTCTGCCACGCAGACGCGGCGCGCGATAAAGACGGATTCCCCAAGCGCGACGAACGCGACCGCTTTGTGTGGCGAATCCGCAAGCACGACATCGAAGAATTCCGCGACGTAGTGAAGCGCCACGGCTGCTATAAAGCCGATCTAGAGGAATTCGCCAAAGCGCTGATGGTGAAACGCTCTGCGCCGCTATTCGCGCAGCCAGCGGCCACGGATGCGCCCGTAGAGGCCAGTGCAGAAGAGAAGTCGCGCACTCGCAAGTCGAAAAACAAAATCACCGTCATCGTGAAAGAACGGCCCACGGACCCGCCGCCGGGGGTGCAGCCGTGAAATTCGATCACATCTCAGGCAGTCAAATCGAGTTGTGTGATTTAGATTTCGGCATGAACCCGACCAAGCTGTCGCAGCGCAGGTGCTCACGCTGTCAAAGCGAAGACTTCTATCTCTTGCGGGCAATGACGCACGACACGAAGCGCATCGAAGGAGGCGTCTACCAGACCAAGTATTTCTCCATGTGTGAAGGCTGCAAGATGCTCGCGGAGCTCCAGTGACCACCCGCCAGCGAAATCCGCGCGACGACTTGATCTTCGCCCTGCACGCCGAGATTGTGCGCAGCACGCACGAGCTATACGAACTGCGGGACCTATGCGAAACCAGCGAAGCGCGCAAAGAAAATGATCCCAAAACAAATGACTAAAGAGGAAGAGCGTCAGTTAGTGGCCTACATCGCAGCCATCCTGCTCGCGCCCATAAACGCCTCCCGGCACGGACACGGAATTCTCGACGACGAGCGCTCGATTGCCGTGCGAGAGGCGCGCTACTTACTCGAGGAGATAGAGCGCCATTTTGCCAAGGAACCGGTGGTGCGCCCGTGAAAGCCTTTCTCTATGCTCGCTTCTGGCCATCGCATCTGTGCGGAGCGTACATATTGATTGCCTGTGTAGCTTCTTGGTGTTACTCGGAGCGCTGTAAGCCGTGGACGGTATCCGGAATGGCTTGGGCTGTCATGGGTGCACTTTTCGCCCTCCTTTTCATGGACTGGATTCGCCAATGAAAGCCTTTCTCTATGCTCGAGTGTCGACCGGGGACCAGAACGAAGGCATGCAGGTGCGCGAGATGCGCGAACTTGCCGAGCGCCGCGGATGCGACATCGAGGTTTTTATTGACGCCGGATTCTCTGGAGCAAAGACAAAGCGCCCCGAACTTGACCGGATGATGGGCTTAGTGCGCCGCGGAAAGTGCGATGTCGTTATCGTCTACCGCTTTGATCGCTTCGCCAGGTCGACGCAGCACCTTGTGAACGCGCTCGAGGAGTTCCGCGCGCTCGGGGTGGAGTTTATCTCCGTCCATGAAGCGATCGACACCACCACGCCCATGGGAAGGTTCGCATTCGCTGTTTTCGCCGCCATCGCCGAGTTTGAGCGCGAACTGATCCGCGAGCGAGTCCGGAGCGGGATGGCTCATGCCAAGGCAAACGGCCAGCACATCGGGCGGCCCGCGCTCGGCTTGGACGCGGTTGCAATCACCCGCCTGCGCGAGCAGGGGCTGCCGTGGCGCGAAGTTGCGCACCGCGTGAAGGCAGATGAGTCCACTGTCCGAAAATTCATGCGACGGCATGCGGAAAAAGGTTCAGAAAACAGCGAAGCCGCCGACGTTGAAAACAAAGCAGTTGCAAAAGCTGTGGAAAACTAGGAAAGAGCAGGATTAAAGAAAACCTTATGAGCGCCTGTGAGTGCTGCGATTGCTCGACCTGTCGAAAGATGCAAGGGAAGCCAACGCTGGAGGAGGTCGTCGCCGCGCTTGGCGGTTTGGCATCCTGCATCGCAATTCCTGCGACTGATCGACCGGGAGCGCGACTCGCTAGAACCGATGCGGAAGTGCAAGCGCGATATCGTACCGCTCTTGAGATTCTGCGCAGGTGTCTCACGTGAGCGCCCAAGCGCGACCAGTTCTCAGGTACCACGGAGGCAAATTTCGACTCGCGCCCAAGTTGCTCACCATCTTCCCACCTCACCGCGTCTATACCGAGGTGTTCGGCGGAGGCGGAAGCGTCCTGATGATGAAGCCCAGGACCTACAGCGAACTCTACAATGACCTCGATCGCGAAGTCGTGAACGTATTCCGCGTGCTGCAGAACCGGGTGAAGGCGAAACACCTCGAGGCGCTTCTGCGGGTGACTCCGTTCTCCCGAGAGGAATTCGATTTGAGTTATATGCCGGGCGCCACCGACGTCGAGCGAGCCCGCCGCACCATCATTCGCTCGTTCATGGGCTTCGGCTCTGATTCCATTTCGCGCCTGAAGGCGACCCGCGCCGGCTTTAACACGCGCATCTCGTCCACGATGTCGACCGGGTTTCGCTACAACGCAAACCGATCCGGCACGACGGCCGCGACGGACTGGCGGAACTATCCAAACTACATTTCCACATTTGTCGATCGCCTGCAGGGTGTGACGATCGAAAATCGCAACGCACTCGAAATTTTGCCCAAGGTGGACCGGCACGACGCGCTGCATTACGTGGATCCACCGTATCCGATGAGCACCCGGCGAACCGGCAATGGATCCACACCGGAGCATCGGTACCGCTGGGAGATGAACGACGAGGACCACCGCCAGCTCGCAGAATGCCTGAAGAGTCTCGCCGGCATGGTGATCATTTCCAGCTACCCAAGCGAGCTATACGACGAACTCTTCCGCGGATGGCGCAAGATGTCGTGGACCGCCGGAAACCTGTGCAGCGCCAACACAAACGCGCAAACCCGCACAGAAGTCGTTTGGATGAATGCGCAGGCCTGCAAACACACCCCGCAGCGCCTATTTGAGCATGCGGAGATGTTCGCTTGATTCACCTAGGTTTCGAATCTGGTACCGGGAACCCCGTGCACCTCCCGGTGGGCCACATGGTAATAGTGGGCCAGACCCAGCGCGCCGGTAAAACCACCGCCCTCGAGGCCTGCGCCTCCCGCTCCGATTCGAAGTGCATCGCCTTCCTTACCAAGCGCGGCGAAGGATCCTTCCGCCTGTCGCGCGAGCTCCCGCCCTACTATGAGGACCATGTCGACTGGCGCACGGTGCGGACCCTATGCGAAGCGCTCACCGAGGAACGGTGGGACAAGTTCCAGCGCCAGTGCCTGCGCAGCGTCTGCCGTGCCGGCCAGGCCGGGCGGCCCGGATCCAAGCTGTTTGCCGAATGGCCGCGGCCAGACACGCTCGAGGACGTTGTGAGGAATGTCAGCATCGCACTCGCGAAAGCTACGGGACAGCGCGAAATGATCTTCGGTGAGATTCAGGACGATCTAAAGACCGCTATCGAAGAGCTCGCAAAACTGAAAACGAGTTCCGCTAAACCCGATCTGGAATTCGGCTTGAACGTGATCGACCTCGAGCGCTACGAGTTCCACATCCAATCCCTCATTGTGCGATCCGTCATCCGATGGGTACACCAGCATAGTTTTCGCACGATCGTGGCTATGCCCGAAGCTTGGCGTTTCGCACCGGCCCAACGCCGATCGCCCGTGCGCGACGCCGCGGAGGAGTTCATCCGCCAGGGGGCAGCGCTCGAGAATTTCCTATGGATTGATTCCCAGAATATTTCCGGCATCAGTGCTGTACTGCTGAGCCAGATTCGCGTTTGGCTTTTTGGGGTGCAGCGCCTGCGCTCGGAAATCGAAAAGACACTGGACGCCATCCCCGAAAATCTCTATCCGCGGCCGTCGCGCTCCGATATCGCGACGCTGGGCAAAGGCGAATTTATCGTCTGCTTTGATCAGGAGATGTTCAAAACCTACGTGTGGCCCGCGTGGATGCGCAGCGCGTTGCACGCGGAGGCAATAGCCCGCGGCGAGGAATCCGTGGACAGCGCCCGGGCGATCGTGCAAGAGTTTGATCGAGAGCGCGGAGAGGCGAAACCATGAGCATCCCCAACAAGTACCAGCCCGATGTAAACATCCCGATCCCCATCCCCTGCTGCCCTCACTGCGGCAAGGAACTCCCGGCTGTCATCGCTTTTCAATGGCCCACACCTCACTCGATGACGTTCGCCGTGGCCTGTTCGCACGAGGAGTGCCGCAAGATTTTAACCATGCAGATTGTTTTCATTCCAGATGAGGTAGAAGCGCCGCGGATTCAGAGGGCACACTAGGTCCCGACCACCACCAACCAATTGACGCTGTTGCAGTAGGCGAGCACGTGATGCGCTCCGCTGCCGACAACCGTCGCGCCATTCGTGGCCGAGGTTGCATCAGACACTGCTTCCATGCGTCCCTCCTGAGAAGCGTTGCACGTCGGAAGGCTTGAAAAGGTATGCACCGCCACCTGAACCCCACCACCCGCCACATAGATGCCATGGGAGTCAGGATTCTGCGCTCCTCCGACAGTTTGATCCTCCACGAAAAGCCCGTACTGATGCGTCGCCGTTCCGTTAACTCCGAAACTGGGGGAGCGCGCATAGAGTTCGGCGCTATTCGTCACAACTCCACCAGCGCCCGTGTTGATGCTCACGAAGCCTTCAACCGCCCGAAAGTTGGTGACTGTCGCTGTACCTGATCCGGTGTTCACCTGAAAATATCCGCCGCGCTCGTTCGTGACGTTGGCAACAAAAGGAGCTCTGGCCAGAGCGCTGACGCCGAAAATATTTGGCACCAAAGCCGTCTGTCCCGTGGAAGAGACCGAGCCAAGCCCTTGAATGTTGGCCCCAGTGATCGAGGAAACGGTGCCGCTTCCGTTGCCGCTCGATTGATCCGTAGCGGTCAGGTTCGCCCCGTTGATCGCACCCCCGGATGCGCCCGAATACTGCGGGAACGCGTTCACGGTGAACTCTGTAAGGCTAGAAGTAGCCGCAAATGTCGCCCCCAGAGTCCATGTGCTCGAGGGAGAGGAGAAGGCATTAAGCGGGCTGCCCGTCGCGAAAGTAAGATCGGCACAGCCGAACGCGCCCGAATTGTCGTACTGCACCGAGGTGTTGGTGATGTTGCAGGGGTTTCCGGTACCCGTGCCGAAGTTTGCCGTCAGTGCCGTTGCAGCTGCGTGGAGCGTGGCCGAGATGTCTTGCGACGCTCCCGAAATGCTCACACCCGTCACCGTGAAACACTGGGATGCCTTGCCGAAAGAAGGCTGGACCGTGCCCGCGCCAGAGCAAACCGTGAAGGACCAGGTCGAACCCCCCGGCACAAGCACGCTGACATCCGCCAGGCGCATCGTGAATGTACCGGCAGAATTCAGTCCAACGGGCTGCTGGGGCGGCGTGTAAGCGAAGCCGTTCAGAGTTGGTGATCCGCTAGAGACGAGCGCCGGCGAGATGGTGCCGAAAGCATAGGGCAGCCCGTTCGGATCTGTGACGGTGCCGGTTACGGTGGTGAACTGCGCCGCAGCCGAGCCGAGCAGGGCAAGGATGCAGAACAAGCTTCGTGTTGCCGACTTGGAGTGAGACATCAGTAGCCCGTACAACTGAAACTGATCACGTCGTTTGTGGCGACAGTCATCAGCAAACTCGCCGTCGTTGTGGTGTGTGCAGTCTGTCGGATTGCAACCGCAGGAACTGCTGTTTCATCATTGGCCTGACATGCCCAGCCATTAGGAGACGTAATGCCGCCGCCTATTGTGACGATGACCGTGCAAGCTGTGTTTTGGCCGACCTTAAAGTTTCCGGCTTCTGCTCCACCTACCAACGTGCTTTCTGTGCATCCGGCATTTGTGGTGAATTTAGTGCCGCCCGAAATGAAAGCTGCGGCTTCAACGAACGCTGACGTATCGGTGGGTGCGAACGTTCCTCGTCCGACTAAGAGACCTCCGGTCGTATTAAATAGGCATGGCTGACTGCCTCCTGCTCCGCCGAGGCATAGGCCGGAATAAGCGATGTTACTGGCGTTGGTGTTGAACCCGTTCTGATCAAGTCCGCCGAACTGGAATTTTTCTTGAGTCGATCCGCCTATATTTGTTCCGTAGACATGAATCGAAGCCCCACGATGGCCGGCAGAAAAAACTTCATCGGTGAAGCATCCTATGAAAGGTGAATGAATAGCGTCGTAGCTTGTTCCGTCGTATCCGGCGAAATTCATCTGCCCGCATAGGTTGGTTTCGAAGCCGATATGCCCAAGCGCGGTTGGTGCGGTTTGAGTGCCAGAGGAAGTAAGAAAGTTGATGATAGGTGACCGAAAACTAGTGCCGTTGTTGTGGGTGTAAATGTCTATGCCTTGCGCGAATGGCGAATGAATTTCTAAGGGCTGATTGCCGATGGCTTGAATATCTACAACTGGCGGTTGTGCTCCGATAGGATTTGTTGTCGTTGATGGCGCGCCGAAAACGATGCCAGGACCTAACCCTCCCCCGGTTACAGTTGACAACGGAAGCACCGCAGCCGTGAGTGTTGCGGTGATGCTCTGCGAGGCACCAGAGATCGTGAGCCCCGTCACTGAAAAACAAACCGGTCCCTTACCGCCTGCCGGCTGCACCGTGCCAAGCGCAGAGCACACCAGAAAATTCCACGTAGTTCCGCCCGGCAAAAGAACTGTGTTGTCTCCAAGGCGCATTGTGAAACTGCCCGCCGTACTCAGGCCCACAGGTTGCGTCGGTGGCGTGTAGGCGAAACCATTGAGTGTTGGAGAAGCGCTGCTGATCAGTGTGGCCGTAATCGTCCCATTGGCATACGGCAATCCATTCGGATCTGTGACGGTCCCAGACACCGTGGTGAACTGCGCCCAGGCAGTCGCCGTCAAAAAAAGAAGAGCTAAGATTGAAAATCGTTTCACGTTCTCACCCGAAATATTTCATGGCCAGCCAGAGCGCGAGCGCGCCCACGATGGCCATTCCCAGCATTCCCCCATCGCCCGGAACCGGTCCGCCGTCGCTCGCTGTCGTGTCCCCGGATGCCGCGCTGATGATTCCGTTCACCGTGTCGACGTGTGCCAGGTACGCCCCGTTTCCAAACGTGGACCATGGGCGGAAGGAATTGCCGGCCGAGCTGTACACCGCAAACGCCGCCGATGCATTCAATTGCGGGTCAAAGAGGTTCTGCCCTTTATATTCGGGATGCGCCTTGAGGTAGATCTGCCAGAGTCCAAACGAGCCCGCGCCTTGCGGAGTGTTCGCTGCCCGCTCGGGATTGTAGGCGTTTGGGTCTCCGCCTGATTCGGCCAGCGCGATCGACACGGCCGTCGTGAGATCGTCGCCGACAAAGCCAGCGCCCGCAGCCAGCGCGATCAGTTGCGGAATCTCGAGTTTCATGCGCCCTCCTCCTCTTCGAATTCGTAATCCTCCGCGGTGGGCAGTTCGCTCGCGTCGATTTCCTCAAGGTCCTCGATCGTCCGCCCCTCGCGCTCCGCGGTGCGGAAGTACTCGCAGCCGGATAAGTGCTCCCGCTTGTAGGTTTCGACTTCGCGCTCTGTGACCCCAAAGAACTGATGCACGACTTTTACCGTGTCATCCCCGCCGTCGATGATCGCCACCTCGAGAAGGAAGGCCATTTAGTAAACGAGCTCCACGTCCGCCGCGGTGCACGGCATCACTTTCTTGTTCATCCAGGTGTGCGGATGCACGATCAGTACATCCGTTTCCCCGTCGTCTTTCTGCGCCATAACTTCGATCACCGTCGCATTTGTTCCGACTTTGACTTCCGGATAGGCCGCAAACGCGACGATCGTGCGCACCTTCTGCCCGACTTTTGCCTCTCCCGGTTTCACAGCACGTCTTTCGGATCCACGCCTTTCATCACGAGTGCCGCGCTGCCCGCTAGAATTACGCGAGCCGTCTGCAGCCCGAGCACATAGCCAGCCGTGAAATCCGGAGTCAGCCCGGAAGCGCCCGCCTTTTGCGCCCGTGCTGCGCCCAGGCTTGTCAATTCGCGCTTTTGGCTGTCCGCGATGAATTGCGGAACATTTTTCAAATCGTCGATCGCGGATTCGATAAACATCACCGCAGGTGAAAGCATGCGACTCCTTTTAACGCCAGTGCGCCCCAAGCCCAGCGCTACCCAGCAACAAGCTGAGGAAGAAACAAGCCATCGCGGCCCATCCCAGCGACCAGCTAGGCGCGCCGATATTGCGAGCCGCGAGGCACGCCAGCACAAACGCGAACACGAGCAGAATGATGGAGATCATGGTTTCCTTTCCTTCTCTCGAATCTTTTCCAGGTCCCTTTCAAGCTCCGCAATCCGATGTTCGATCGCGCGACGGATTCCGGAATCTGTCTCCCCCGGAAGCAGTCCCGTTAGTCTGGCCAATTCCGCGCGGATGTTGTCCTCGTTCATTCATGCCCTCATCCGCTCCGCGATCCGCCGCGCGCTCGCCAGTGCCCGGCGGCCCCAGGCGTCCGCATCCCGTTCGCAGATCCAGGCATCACATACCGGGCAGTAGAAGCACATCTTCGGCCGCGGATCCCCGTCGTTGTACCAGCAGACCGTGCAGGTCTGCATCTGCCAATCACTTCCCACGCAGTCGTGCACCTCAAGGTTTCGGTGTGTCCGGAGTAGCCGGCGCGAACGTCACCGACTGCTGAAAGCCGTTTGCCTTCATCCAGTCCGCGACCCGGGTAATCGTTTCTTGGTCCGCGGCCTGCGCCGAGGCGATCGCGTTCGCAATGTTCTTCTTTTCGTCCGGGCCCAGGTTCAGCAGACCCTCGAGTTTTACGAACAACTCGACGCCCAGCGGACCAAGCTGCACAATCAGTGCGACAATTTCCTCGATCAATTGCGGTGTCATGGAGTACCCCCGACTGCCTGAAGCGCAGTGAGCACGGAATCCGCCAGCGTGCTGATGTTCGCCACATCATTCTGAAAAAGCTGTGCAGATTTCGGATTTTTCAAGCCGAGCGACGATGGTGGAAGCGTAGTGATCGAACCCTTAACCACGTCGACCAACGCTTTCACGCTCGCGATGTTGGGCTGCGTCGCCTGTCCCTGCGCCAAAATGGACGTGATCTGCTGATGCAGCATCGCAACCTCTCCCGTCCAGTTGATGATCGGCGCCATCTCTTTCGGCGATGCGAGGCCCGAAGTTGCGACCGCTTCCGCGCCCTTCTCTACGGCGTTGTTCGCATCCGCGAGCGCCGCGTTGTAGGTGTGGACCTTTTCCCACGGAGTGACCGCCCCGCCCGTCTTGTGGATGCAACCTAAGGTGCCTAAGGTCGCCGCGACGACCACAAGCGCAATTCGTTTTCTCATGAGCGTGTCTCCGAAGGTGGTGGAGGTGTTGGAGGTGTTGGAGGTGTTGGAACCACTTGCGCGTTTGCCGGCGGTGCCAGGTCCTGCACTTCGACGCGCAGGAAGGGCAGCAAGCCGAAAGCCTGATAGAGCAGCGCATTCGCCGCGTAGCCGGCAATCCCGGCGATTGCATTCGATTCAAGGCCGAGGCCCGCCGTTCGAATCTTGGACGTGACCAGCTGCATGACCCAGCCAAACAGAATCGCGCAGAAAAAAACACGCGTCGCCAGGTTGACCGCCTGCAGCTTGAGCCAGCGCAGATAGCCGTCCCGGCCATTCAGCCCGTTCGCGGAAGAGCGCACGGAGTTGTAGGCCTGTGCGGCCACGAAGAGAATCCAGCCCGCGCTATAGATCAGAACGTGCACCAGGTCAGGTTTCATGTTCTTCCAACCCCTCTTTGATCGTGTAGCCCTTGCGCTTCGCCCATTCCTTTAAGTGCTCGAGGAAATCATCGTCCGTCGTGCTGACCACCCCGACATTGTGCGAACCGTGCCAGATCGAAACCACCCGATTGACCGCTTTTTTGCGCGCCATTCCATCCCACTAACCTAAAAACTAATCTGCGCAAACGTTGCATCGATCAAGGTGGCAGCCGTTACCGTTGTGGTGGCGATGCACAAAGTCTGGCCAGCTGTCGTGCGAAATAAACCACCGGCAGGCCCGAGCAGGTGCACAATTTGCGGCGTACTCGCCGTGATGTTGAGCGTGTATAGAGCCGTTGGGGCGGTGCACGTCGCGCCTGTGCCTGAAACAAATTGCACCTGCCCTGTCGTCGTGGCTGCGTTGAAGCTCAGCGTAATCGAGCACACGATGATGCTTTCACCAGCAATTCCCGTGGCAATGCTTGTGCTCGTGGTGGCGGATGGGACACTGCTAGGACCGATTCCCAAATCGCAGGCCATGGGCGCGCTTGGGCCAATCGTAGCCAGCGCAGATGGTACAGGTGCAGTCGGCCCACCGATGCCGGTATAAAACACGTTGGTCGATCCGGTCGAGAAGTTCTTGACTCGCGCCCGCACTGCTGGGTAATAACCGCCCGCCTGTAGAACGTGGCAACTGCTATCCGTTACGCCTGTTTGCCCGTAATTGGCCGAAACCAGCGTCACCGGCGAGGCGAACGTGCCATCGATGCTCGCCTCAAGACTCACCGTTGCATTGAGGGCGGTATTGCAGACCGTAAGATAGTGCGATGACTGCCCGATATTCGAGAGCGTTGCGCTTGTCGCATTCGCAGCCTGCGCCGTGAAAACCGTTTGCGCCGTGCTCTGCGAAGAGATGTACCCGATAAACTGTGCTTCGCAGCGCAAGGCGCAGATCGCATAGACCGCGACAATCAGCAGCGCGCGTATAGACTTTCTTATGTCAACCATTGCACATCCCCCGTGGGTACTCGCTCCGTGGTGCTCTCGATCAAACTCCAGTCGTCCTCATTCATCATCGCGGGCAGCGCGCGGAATGTGGACCCCTGCACCACTAGCACAATCGCGGAGTGCTTGTCTCCGTCGTCCTCGTTCAGGTAATCAAAGATCGCGTCCTGCTGTTTCTTGTACCAGTCGCCCACCGCATCGCCTTCCGGAAAAGGCACATCCGGATTGTGAAAGAACCAGTCGACCAGGTCCGCCACCTCTTTTACCGACTTGCCCGACAAAAGCCCGATGTTGATGGGTGCTAACCGTTCATCGATCAGGTGCACCGTTTTCCGATCCGCCGCGATAATGGCGCCTGTCTCGAAATCCCGCGGCATGGAATCGGACACCACCATGCGCACGGGAAGCCCAATTTTGTGGGCTGCCTCAAGCGCTTCGCGTTGCCCTTGATCGTCGAGCGGAATGTCCAGGTTCCCCCGATACAATTCCGCTTCGCCGCCGCCCTTTGCCGCATTGAGTGCGGTATGCCCGTGTCTGATTGCCACGACCATGCGCGCTCAGATCCACAGATCGTCGAGTTCCATATCGCGCGGGTAGAGATGTCCCAGCACGCGCGCGCCCGCCCGCTGGCCGGCGACAACCACGCCGCCATTCGCACCCGCGGGATTGTTGAAAATGACGACCGTCAATGTCTGGTTTTCAAAAATACGGAAGCCGGAAATGCCAACCGGCTGCGCGGGCGAGCCAAGCGAGTCAACAATGTTGTCGTAGCTTGTTGCCCCAGGTGGAGGCGTACCGTCGATCAGGATGCGCCACACTACATCGCCCGTACCAGCCGTCCATCCGCCACCCACGAAGTTGCACGCGACTTTGTTAATCACGCCGTTGCGGCCGATCGGCACCAGGTACGTGAGAATCGTCGCCGTCGATCCGATCGCCGGCAGAAGCGTATAGGCCAGCTGATCGATGTTTTCCCAGTTGCGCGGAGGGTAAAGCCAGATCGGAAGATCGCGCGTTTCCTGCGGGCCAGCCTGCGAAGAATCGAATCTCCCCGTCGTGTCCACTTCCGACATGTTCACGGGCATGGGATAGGAATTCACCACGTCTTTCACGGTGGGAGGCTGCCCCAGGCCTGCCATGGTGCGCGTGAGTCTGCGCTGATCTTTAGTGACCGGCCGCGGGAAGCGCGAAAACCGGGATTGATAGAGAGTCATCGCACGCCCCTTAATTCGCCGAGATTCCAGTCGTAACCCGTGAATACTCCGCCCGGAAAATTCCGGCCGGCGGGCTCGTTGAACCGCAGCACTGAGCCGTAGAAAACAACCTGCACCGTGTTCGCGACACTCTCCAGATTCTGTACGTTGAGCAATAACTGCGAGTCGGGAAAATCGAAGCGGTAGGGCTCACGCAAAAATATGGGACTGCTGCTGCCCTGCACCGTGCCCGCGAAATTGGCCTGCGCCACACCGCGATCCGCGAATCGCAATCCCTTCTTTTTGTCGTACAGTTGCACGCGGAATCCGCCACTCACGCTCGAGGTTGAACTGCAAGAAATCGCGATCAGGGTAAAGTCGCGCTGTAAGTTGATGCGAGCCTGCAAGGTGCTGCGCGCATTGAGCGCCATCGTGACCGCTTCCCACATCGGCCCGTGACCATCGAGCGCCGATGGCGGAATACGCTCGCCCAGGCGGTACGCCTGATCCTGATAGCGATGCAGGGGCAGCATGCGAGCGAGCGGATGCTGACTCACATATCGCAGCGTGTAGGGTTTAGCGCCGGCCATTTTCGTCGCCTGCCTTCTCTTCCTCTATCGACAAGTGATGCTCTTCGGCTTTTGCGAACCAGGGGGGCCCAAGATTTGGATCCAAAAAGCGCCGCATGTACTGGTGGCCATGTCGTCCCTGCTTCCACGGTCGCGGGTCATTGAAGCGCAGCACGCAGCCATAAACCACGATTTGAATGGTGGCTGTAACTGAGTCAAGGTTCTGCACCATAACCAGAAGCTGTGAGTTTGGCTCATCGAAGCGGTACGGCCGGCGCAGCATGAACACCGACCCTTGCCCACCCAGCATGTTGAAGTGCCCGAAGGGTCGATCCGCGAAGCGCCGCTTTTTCTTGACGTCATAAAACGCCGCGCGGAAACCGTTCGGGCCCGTCGAGTTACCGATCTTGCCGAGGATGTGGAAATCGCGCTGCACGTTGATGCGCGCCTGTTTTGTTCCAAACGCCGGCAGGGTCATCGTGACGCATTCCCACATCGGCCCGTATCCATCCAGATCGCCGGACGGATGGCGGAAGCCGAGTTGATAACACTGCTGGTTCGTGCGCCGCAGAGGCACCAGGTTTGAGAGCTGGTTCTGTAGCACATGATCGAGCGAGTAGGGATGTGATCTCCCCGGCATGTATCTCCGTTAGCCGACCTTCGGCCGCGGCCAGAGTTTGAAGCCTGAAAACACCAGCTGTACCGTGTTCGTCGCGCCGCTCGTGTCTGTGAAAAGCAAAGTGTAGACACGCGTGGCGGGCATGATGTACGGCACCGCCAGCGGAAACGCCGCCGTAGCCAGCGCCGTGCCTGCCCAGTTGTCGATGAAAATACCGTTGAAGGTTGCCGGCCCGGACGATGCCGAAGCCGTGGTGCCGATGAAATCGCGGCCCGTGGCCTGCTCTTTCATCATCACCTTAAGGCGCGTATCCGTGCGCGACGCCAGTACCCACCACCATTCGAACCTGTTTGTTACGCACCCCTAAAGGGCGGGAGCGGTCATTTCTGCCGCTCTCTCATGGTTCGAATTCCCATGAGAGCAGACTGTCGCATCATCCTCGAGGGATGTTCTCTCGCTCAGTCGTTCACGGTGGCTTGTGGCCTTCCGCCTTGTTCCCATCGCAGGGTTCAAGTCAATCAGAGAGAATTTACTGTCCCGCATCGCTGCAGGCAGGGACCTAGAATTGATCCGCATCAGACAAAATCTGGAGTTGGTTTGGGTCTTGCGTTGCGCTCCCCGGTACGGCACGATCGAGCACATAGCTAAAGAACTGCCGCTCGAATTGGTCGTCGAGTAACGGGTCCAAGGTGTTTCCCCTTTCTTGTGGTGGTGGTAAACTTCCGCGTGCCCGTAAAGGCGCAATATCGAAAGAACCCCGCCAAGTGTAGGCG